GTCGTGCCATGCGTTGAGTACTTCGTGGGGGTGGTAGGTGGGTTGGGGGTGGATGGTGTGGGGTTTGAGTTTGCCCCGGCGTGCCCAGTTGCGGATATCCATGGATGTGATCGCGATTTTGGCGTTGGTTCGGAGCCATGGGAGTAGTTCGCGGGTCGGCATCGGCGGGGCGATGTTCTGCACACGTTCACGGTTCCGGGCGTGGTTGATGGCCTCCAGTTCCGGGCCGGACACGAGCAGTTCAGCCTTCGTTACCCAGTCCTGGATGAGCCACGCCAACCCGGCCGCGTTCGGATCCAGCGCATAGTCCGTTGCTTGCGTCGCCACGGTTCGTAGGTTCTCCTGCAACTGGAGCGCGTCCAAGTTGATCGGCGCCCGACTCCCCGGCTTAGAACCACCACCTCCGCCCCCTCCAGCGGGGCGGACGTTATCGAGGCGGGCAACCGTCACGGACAACTCCGCAACCAACAGCGCCGCCTTGTCCCGCCACGCTTGCAGGTCCGTCACGCACTGCCCGCACAGGTACGTGCTCGTCGGCCGCCCGCAATCCTCAGTCGTGCAAATCACGTAGTCTCCTTTCCGCAGCGCACGCATTGGAGCGTGTACCTGCCGTGCGTGTTGATGGTGAAGAACCGGGATCGTGAATGGATCCCGAAACGGCACAAGAAAGTCATTCGTTCTCCTTGGTGAGGATGTCGGTCGGTGATGGTAGCCCGGTCAGTTCGCTCTAGACGTGCATGAGGGCGAGGGCTGCTGCGCGGAGGTTCACGTCCGATTCGGGGGTGAGGCGCGGTTGCAGGGTTTGGACGAGCCCAACCGTTGCCCGCATCGCCCGGAACAGTGCATCGACGTCCGGGTCCTGCTTAGCCGGGTGACCCTGAGGCTTACGACGCGGGGTCATGGCGCTCCCCAGTGAGAAGCGCGGTCAGGTCGTTGACGGTCATTAGGACAAATTGCTGCCCGGGGGTGGTGGTGCCGCGGCGTTTGGCGATTACGATGCCGGCGAGTGCGTCGTCGTTGCCGCGTTCCGTTTCGGCTTCCGCGGTCCATGGTCCGGGCATGAGACGCCCGCCGTAGTCCTTGCATTCGATGACGACGCGGCCGCCCATGTGCCGCACCCCGCCAATGTCGCCCCTGTCCTTCGCGCCGTTCTTCACACGCCTATCGATCCGGTCATCAACCACGGCGGCTAGGTGATCCGCAATGGACCGTTCGAACGAACTGCCGGCCTTCTTCGCCGTTGCCCTGCTGCGGGTCATAGTTGCACCTTTGCGTGTCGTTGGCCGATACAGTGACCGGGCCTTGGGTTAGCGGACAGGACCCACACAAGGAACGTGTAGCCCCACAAGATCTCGCGGCCGTGGAACCGCCACAGCTCGCGGGTCACGCTGCCGCCTTGCCGTCGTGAGAGCCCATCTGGTTGATCGGGTCTTCCGCGGCGAGAGGGTCCAGTAGCTGCCATAGCGGGTCTGTTTGCGATGTGCCGCACCCTTCGCTGCACATTGGGTTTTCAAGTGGCTTCCCTTGCCCGTGGCCCCATCTATCGAAAGGGGCTGGCACGCCGTTTGCTCGGGCCCTTGAGGCGATGGTGTCGATGCGGTCCGCTACCGCTGGGGCGTGTTCCCTTACGCGGTCAAGTTCGCCCGGCTTGGCGTTGGCACCACACAGGCATTCGCCGGACATGCCGAGCTTCACGGACATGCCATTTATGGGAACGTTGTCGTGCGTAAGCCTGTACGTCGTCATATCCAAGTAGGTCCAGTTGATGATCGGTGAAACGTTGATGATCGAACCGTCCCTGTCGAGGAATCCGAGCGACTTGCGTTTCTTTGACTCCTGCCTGCGCCGTCCGCCGATGAAGATCACTCGCTGCTTGATTCCGTTTTTAACCAGCTCTGCGCGTGCCTTGCGTTGTTGGCGTTGCTTGAGCCGCTGATACATACGGTCGTGCTGCGCAGGGCCTGGGAACCCATGTTTGGTCACGAACACCTCGTAGGTGTCCTTGCCGGTTGCCTTCTTCTCAATGAGGGGAAGGTTCCATGCGGCGGCTTGGTCCCGGACGAACTGGCGTGTCTCTTCGATCCCGATGCCCGTGTTTGCCATGTAGGCGTGAGTTGCGACTGGCCGCATTAGGTGTGCGAGGACATTGCTGTCGTTCCCCCCCGACCATGAGATGAGCGAACCCATGTGTTCGCGACCATCAAGGGCATCAAGGCTTAACTGGTAGATGTCGTACGCCTGCTTAATGAGGTTCCCCAGGCGTTCTTCCCGCTGACTGCGGGTTAGGCGCGCAACCTCGTAGATGTCGGTCGGGACGCGCAGACCTGGGTTTATCGCGTCGCCGTCTTCTTCTGCGAAGATCGGCAGCGGGACGTTGATGAACTTCGGCTGCTCTGTCACAGGATCCCTCTCGTTTTCAGGTCGTCTTGTCGTTGTTGTCGGCCGATCTCGAATAGCCGGTCCCATTCCTCGGGGTTCATGGTTGGCCCTTTCATGCGGCGGCCTGCCTTGGGATGACGCCGTGGTCGAGGCATTTGCTGTAGTGGCCCCAGAATGAAAGTTCCGCAAGCCCTGTCGCGCCGTGTCGATTCTTGGCAACCAACATCGACATTTCGTCGCGTTTGTCGCCCATGATTTCGCGGTGTAGGAGGATGACGACGTCGGCGTCTTGTTCGACGGCGCCGGATTCGCGGAGGTCGGACAGCATTGGCATTTTGTCCTGCCGCTGCTCTGATGCCCGGTTGAGTTGGGATAATGCGATGACGGGCACTTGCATGTCCATCGCCATGATTTTGAGTTGCCGTGACATGTCGGCGACGAACTCGTGCCGGGGTCGCTTGTCACCATGGGGTTGGGACATGAGTTGCAGGTAGTCCACGATGACGCCGGCCAATGGTTGGCGGCGGTGGACGGACCGGGCGAACCGTTTTATGTCGGTGATCGTGACGCCGGATCTGTCGTCAACGAACAACGGCACCTTGTCCCAGGCTGCGCGGCGGTCCCTAATCTTCGCCCAGTCGCCGGGGGTAAGGTTCCGTTCGATCAGGTGCGCGACGTCGATGTGAAGATCCGCCGAGACCGCCCGGATCTGCACATCATTGTTCGACATCTCCAGTGACGAGAACGCCACGGACCCGTAACCCGTCAACCCTTTGGCGAGGTTGAGCGCCACAACCGACTTGCCAACGGACGGGCGCGCACCGACGACATACAAAGCGCCGGGGCGTAAGCCGCCGATGATCTGGTTGAGTGCCGCCCATGGTGTTGGGTGGTGGTTCACTTCCTCATCCAAGGACCCGAGCATCACGTCGATGGTTTCGCCGAACGACTGCACCACCGACCGGGTAGCCCTCGAGGTCAGGTCGACTTCTCTCCGTGACGCTTCGACCAGTTCGTCAACGTCCCCGCCGGATGTGGCTAGGTCTTGGATCTTCCGCCCAGCCATCGTCAGGCGGCGCCGTGTGGCTGCGTGGGCGACGATCTCCGCGTAGTAGGCACCCGAGGATGCTGACGGGACGGTAGTCGCTAACGTGTGCGTGTAGCCTGCCCCGCCCGTCCGCTGAATCTCACCCATCCTCGTGAGCGCGTCGTTGACCGTGATCGCATCCACGGGCGAGCCTGCCGCAGACAGGTCCAAGATCGTCCGGTAGATCGTCTCGTGCGCCGGCCGGTAAAAGTCCCCGCCGTCAAGGATGTCCGTAACATCCGTGATCGCATCCCGGCTAATGAGCATCGCCCCGAGGACCGACTGCTCGGCAACCTCGTCATGGTTCGGTGAATCTGTCATTTGTAAAACTCCTTCGACCATGGACTCGATGCGGTCGGCTTGGTTGTGGCGGGCGTTGACTTTTTGAGCCACGTAGTAAATGCGGCGTTCCAGGAGACCGCCCTACGCCCGTGAGTTTCGGCATGGAGCCTGAAGTTCTCCGCCTGTTCGATTACGTCTATTCCTTTTTCCTTGGCTCGCTCGATGTGCGCCGCAGTCGGTGCCCAGCTCTTAGGCAGAGCCGTCTCTCGCGTCGCATCTGCTTCAAAGAGAGAACCTTTAGGTTCTGTAGCAGTAGCAGTAGTTGTGCCCTTGGGATCGCTATTG